ATCATCATATCACTATCATCAATGCTAACTTCATCTCCAAAAAACATTGATGGATCTGATTCTAGTTGATCACATATGGTTTCTCTGTCAAAACCAAGCTCTTCGATAAACCTAAAGTAGTTTTTTGAATTGCCAACTGGAAGTGAGTAGTAAAAAGTGTGATCACCATCTTCTGTCATTAATCCAAACATTTTTCTTTGAGTGACGAACGCAGCTTTCCTTGCATTCCTTGATTTCTTCAAATTGTACCACTTCGTAAATGAATACCCAAGGGCCGGACCTATCTTGCTATGTGAATAAGGGAAAAATCCAATTGATGGACAGGATGTTTTCTGTAAATCATCTATGAGTCTTGAAAATTCTTCCCTCTTAGTGGTATACATGCCCATTAGATTATAATGATTCATGGACATGCCGAACTCAATATCAGAGCATGTATCCATGTGTGCTCCATTTTCAAGCAGATCAGACAACATATTGTAACAGGTGTTCATTCTTGAGTCAAAATCATTCTCAGTTTGGATCATTTGACTAGAATAACACCACTTCAATAAGGGTGTTATTGATGTGTTGACTACTGTCCAATATGAATTGAACTCTTCTATTGAGCACATTATCATAAGTGAGCTTTTTGTGTCTGAGTTTTCAGCTCCCATCAATGGATATGATGCCATAGTCATTGTTGACGCTAGTAGTAAAAACAACTTTTGTGAGCCAAGATCCTCAGAGCTAATGTCATTTTCATAAATCAAAGATCTTAGCCAAGAACAATCGTCAGAGGAGACTTTACTGGTCTGAACCACTTTCATGTTGAGTGGTTTGAAGATCATATTTTCACAGAACTCTTCCATAAATATGCAATGTGCAGCATGTAGCAAACTTGATGTGTAGTGCAATATACCTTGCATGAAATTTGACCTGTTTCTTAGTAGAACACTACCCTCATAAACTAAATCATCATTATCTGATTCACCCAAAAACTGTCTTTTCAACTCATTCATTCCTGCATCAAACCCAAAAACAGACTTGTGTTCTTTGAAGAGGTCCAGCAATTCCATTGGCATCTCAAGTTTCTTCACCGTCACATGATTCAATATATCAGTTATTACTGGAAGAATTTCATCCCATTCATCGAAAACAGTCGCAAACATCTTTTGGAAAACTGGCATGACGAATCTTTGACACCATGTGGTTGCATCAGCAGAATCTGAGCAGGTGACACTCTTGCTATCATTAGGCATTTTGTCTCTAGTCTTTTTGTAATGTCTCCTAGTTGAATACTTCTTTTGTTTACCTTTTGTTAAATACTCATTGTCACAGCATTCACAGAGTGATCTGCTTATGGTCTCAAGAAACTTTATCATGATCCTAGAGCACATTGTCAAAACAAAAATTTCCCTAGGTCCTGTTGGCTGATTCTTTTTGAATAAGTTTGCAACAATGCCTCCATTATCTCTACAGACTGAAACAACTTTGTTCATGTCTGTAAATGGGCAAGCATCAGTGGCTTCCATCTCTTTGATGAATGTGTAAACTTCCATCATTGCTTTATTTCTCCTTTTCTGCTCATAATTGTCCCACTTCGGATCAGATTCCATCCCATCAAAGTTTTCATTGTTAGCCGATGCCTTAAAAGTGGACAAGTCGGAAAATTTCACTTTTGATAAATCAGTGTGGATCTTCCTTTTAATCTGTTTGAAACTCAACCCCTTCTTTTTCCAGTGTCGCTTCATTGCTTTCATTATCTGATCAATGTGTATCTCATTGAACTCATGTGATTTGTACTCATTGAGAGGTTTTTGTTCTAGACCTTTCATTGCTTCAACGGTTGTATCTCTCACTTTCATTTCTTCTTTTAGAACCTTAGAGAAAATCTTTAAGAATCCATGTATCTTAACACTTTTGTCAGGATTGTGAAATGTTCCTATATATGATAGAGATATTGCACAAGATAGTGATGGGATCTCTTTTCCAGATATGTATGACAACAAACCTGGTATCTTATCTTTAGCCACAATGTCATCATCTTCTTCTTCATTTCCACTCAAGGCAGGCTCAAGGGATCCGTGAATTCTATTGTTCATCATTCTGCTAAAGTTCAAAAACATTTTCTTTAGATGCCAAATTAGAGATCTACCACGTATCACGGTGGGGAATTTTGACAACACTTTGAATGGATCACACTTAAGAATTTTAGGAACTATCATTGACATATACATATATCTAACATTGAATAATGGTGCAGAACATGAATCTTTATTCTCCAGATATGTCAGTAGTGTGGCCATTATTTCTTGTTTACATGGTATTGTTCCCAATCCCATTATTTTCTGATGACCCCACACTTCACACATTCCTGTTGCTATAGAAATAAAGGAGTTCACTGAAGAGATATGATGACTCAGATCATGATCACCTGTGCTCAGTAGAGGTGTGCACATCATATCACCCATATCAATAAGTTTACTAAACGGTTTACTATATTTATCTATCAAAGAGGATTTCTTAAAACAAACAGTGTAAAATACATGATTGCCAATCTTTGTGTTATGGACTGCTATGATGCATGGTAGGGATGGATGTTTTTTAACTATCCATTGATTTGCGGTCGTTGGTTTGCGTCTTTGTAAGTTTATTTCTGAAAATATTGAAGTATGACATGATAGACATGATCCTATCTTTGTATTCAATAAGTCTTCCAAAAACTGTGTTGAATGTCCCCTATCTTCTGACATTTTCATCAATTTAGAATAATGGTCAGAATATGGATTTAGCCTATAATCAACGTGATCATCAAAGGAGTCAACGAATTCATCAATATCAGACAAATCAACATTGAATGAAAAAGATTTTCTGGATAAAGCCTCAGATTCTTTTTTGAAAGCACTCTCTCTGTATTTTGATCCATTGAGTCCTCTCTCAGCAAAGAACTCTTTATCTTCTTCTGATAAGTCAATATTAGTCCTATCTTTGCTTCTAATGGCATCTTTCCTTTCTGACCTCTCACATGCTTCTTCTTCCTTTGTCTGATGATAATACTTGTTAGACTCATAATCATATTCATCATCTTCTAAATCATCAATATTTAAATTAGACCAAAATCTTGAGTATGGGTTATTATCATCAGGTATGTCTGATCTATCAGGATATATCCCATCCTTATCTAATGAAAATAAACATATAGGTGCCACTGATTTGTTGTCAACTCTTGTACCAATCATGTTAACTTCATCAATGAATTCTTTGAACCCATCTTTTTCATCCTCTCCAATTTTACTTTTTAAGATTTCTCTACTTTGTGAAAATAGATCATCATATATTTTAGATATCTTTAATGGATCCAAATCTTTCATCCTTTCTTGATAATCATGGATTTCACCCATATCCATACAAAGTGGATCCTTAAAATCATGAACATTATACTCATCAATTGATTTTCCAATCTTTTCAGTATCTTCAGTATTCTCATCAAACTGCCAGCCTAATTCTTCAGCTCTTTCTTGAATCTTTAGCCCAATTTTGTACCTTTTATTTATCAACTCAGCTTGATGATGAGTCAGTTTGAAGTTAGATCTGACAGATTGAGTGCAAACTGTGATCACAAACAATTTGAGATTCCTCTCTTGACAAACATCCATATATTTCATCATCTTGTGATCAAATGCAACATCAGGTGTTGCTGATCTCGAAGTGCCAACTTCCAACACAAAATTTCCAGGGATTTTTCCAAGAAAATCAGGTGTGGGAGAATCTAGAGTATGCTCTCCATACCTTTCAAAGAAATAGCCTAAAGATAAATCATTTTGCAAGATCTCACAAAAGCAAGATAAGACCATATCATGCGGGATCTTTCCAATTTGTTCAGAAGTTAGGATATGATCATCAGTCCCCATGGTTGTAAAGGTTAAATCATTTCTGTAATTTTCTCTTAAAATGAATGTGTCATTCTCATTAATCTCTAGATCTATGGCTGGCAATGTTTCAGCATCTACATCAACATGTATGGTGTCATCGCATTGATTCCAGAATGAGTTCTCAATGCACTCATAAAGAAATCTCGTATTAGATGAAAATTCCATATTAAAATGATACGCTGTTATCCTACTTGAATAATGTAATCTGTAAATGATTTAGTGGTCGTC